TACAAAACTATAGTCCGAGTAGAGGTAACGATAAATTTAGTCGTGTAAATTCAGTTGCACCATTACTTGAATCTGGGTTAGTATGGTCACCAGATACTCGTTGGGCTGAAGAAGTTATTGAAGAATGTGCAAAGTTTCCAGCAGGAGAACACGACGACTTTGTTGATACTGTAACACAAGCCTTACGAAGATTTAGAGAGGGTGGCTTTATAACACACCCAGAAGATGAGGTATATGAGTATGATGGTCCAGGAAGAAGTAATGTATATTACGGTTGATACTAAACCTAAAGAATTATTCGATGAAATGTATTTACTGTATGGTATGTGGCAAGAAGAAGACCCAACCTACATTCCACCAAGTTCTAGCCAAACAAGAGAATTTGTGGCACAATTAATGAGAGACAAGTTTTATGTTGTCTCAGGAGATGGACATGGCTGAACCAAAAAACCCTTATAATAATATTGAGAAGGAGTTGACATTAGTTGGCAACCCTATATTAGACCCTGACCCTATAGATGTACAAGTTGATGACGATGTTCAAATAGATGATGATGTAGAAATAACAGAACTTGAAGATGGGTCCGTAGAACTTGGCTCTCCAGAACAAGAAGTGCAAGACACTGGGTTTATGGCAAACCTTGCAGAGCAATTAGATGATGATGAGTTAGCTGGTGTCAGTGCTTATGTATTAGAAAAAGTAGATGAAGATAAAAATGCTAGGCAAGAATGGTTAGATACATACAGTCAAGGTTTGAATTTACTCGGGTTGAAGTATGAAAGTCGTACAGAACCATTTGATGGTGCTACTGGTGTAGTGCATCCAATGTTAAATGAAGCTGTCACACAGTTCCAAAGTCAAGCGTATAAAGAATTACTTCCAGCGAAAGGTCCAGTACGCACACAAGTGATGGGAACAACAAACCCAGATTTAGAAAAACAAGCAGAACGTGTACAAGATTATATGAATTATACCATTATGCACACAATGAAAGAGTATGAGTCTGAGTTTGATCAGATGTTATACTACTTGGGACTCGGTGGTAGTGCATTTAAAAAAGTTTATGTTGATCCACAGTTTGGTAGACAAGTTAGTAAGTTTGTAGAAGCAAAAGATATGCTCGTTCCTTACAATGCGAGTGATCTTGACTCAGCAGATAGAGTTACACAGATCATAAATATGTCAGAAAATGAGTTTCGTAAGCTACAAGTAAACAAATTTTACAGAGATATTGAGATACAATCAGGTAAACCTGACAGAGATGACGTCGATGAGACAAAAGAATCAATTACTGGAGTCTATGCACAAGGTGATTACGAAGAAATACAACTTTTTGAGTGCCATTGTTACCTAGATTTAGAAAAATTTGCTGATAAAGATGAAAAAGGCGAAGAAACGGGTATAAAATTACCGTATATTGTTACAGTAAACGCTGATAATGGCGAAGTTTTGTCAATTTACAGAAATTATGACGAAAATGACGCTTTTAAAAATAAAAAACAGTATTTTGTACACTACATTTTTACTCCTGGACTAGGTTTTTACGGTAATGGCTTGATACATTTACTAGGTAACCTATCAAGAGCGGCGACAGCTAATTTAAGACAGTTAATTGACTCAGGAACATTAGCAAATATGCCATCTGGTTTTAAAGCTAGAGGATTACGCATAAAAAATGATGATGAACCGTTACGTCCTGGAGAATGGCGTGATGTTGATGTTGTTGGCGATCAATTAAAAAATTCATTCTTTAACCTCCCCTACCAAGAACCGAGTGGCACGCTGTTTCAGCTACTCGGCTTCGTGGTTCAAGCGGCTCAAAAGTTTGTCGGCACGACAGATATGGGTACTGGTAATTTAAATAATCAAGAGATGCCAGTTGGTACAACAATAGCTCTATTAGAAAGAGGTAGTCGTATTATAAGTGCAGTGCATAAACGTCTGTACAATAGTATGAAGCAAGAATTTAAATTAATATCTGATTTAATATTTCAAGAAGGCGGATCATACCCATATACCGAAGAAGGTGACAAAGCTAGTGATTTTAGTGAGCGTATTGATATTATACCAGTAGCCAATCCCAACATCTTTAGTATGTCACAACGTATTAGTTTAGCTCAAGAACAATTAAAATTAGCTAGTAGTAAACCAGAGATGCACAATTTGTATGAAGCCTATAGAAGAGTGTATAATAGTTTAGGTGTAGACAATGTTGAGCAAATATTACCCCCTCCTCCACAACCACAACCCATGAGTGCTGTAATAGAGAACGGTAAAGTAATGTCAGCCTTGGGAGGGCAAATGCAATTAAAAGCGTTCCCTGACCAAGATCATGACGCACATATATCAACACATTTAAGTTACATGTCAAGCCAGATTGTTCGTGCTAATCCTGCTATGATAAATATATTACAACAACATATATTTGAACATATTGGTATGAAAGCTAGTATGCAAGTACAAATGGAAGCACAACAAGGCATGGATCCAAACATGTTGCAAAATAGGTTAGCACAAGTAGAAGCAGAACTTACAGCACAATATTTTGAACAAGAAGCACAAGTTTTAGGTGGTGGTCAGCGTGACCCATTAGTTGACTTAAAAGCAAAAGAGTTACAACTAAAAGAGCAAGCACAAATGCAAGAGGCTATGAATGATGCTGAACAATTAAAACTTAACAAAGAAAAACTACAAGCTAATACTCTAATACAAAAAGATCGTATCGATACAACTGAAGACATAGCTAATATGAGAGCACAAAACGCTAGGTTTATTGTAGAGCAAAGGAATAAGGGATGAGCGATATTGGTATAGCTGGAGGAGTTACTGCTACAAGTCCAGGATTTAGTGATTTAAGTTCAGCACAATCAGATTTTGGATTTACTGGTAGCGAAGAAACTATACCTATTAATTTCCCTGGAACAAATATTAGGATTAGCCCTCGTCCCACTGTTGCCCCAACTCCTCAGTTTAATATATTAGATTTTTTAAAAAGTCAAACTGCAAGAGATATAGGCAAAACTGTGGGTGATATGGTTATTCCAGGAAGAAATACACCTTTAGGTATTTTTAGCGTTGTTGCTAGAAACCCAACCGTATCTGTTGTAAATGCTTTAGCTGGAGCCATGATGAAGGCTAATGAAAAGATTCAAGAACCTTCAGGTGGATTATTAGGGGGACTTAAAGATGTGGCTCAACCTAAAACTGGAGATGCTGTGGACTCTATGTACGATGCTTTTGGTAATGTTATTACTGCACCGACTGCAACCGTAACTGGTCAAACACTAGCTCCCGTGGTAAACCGTGACTTAACACCAATGAATTTTGGGATACCAAGTTTAGTTGACCCATCACTAGAACAAACTCAACAGCAAGATATAGGAGGCTTTTATGAGTAGAAAAAAACAATTAGAATCTTTACTAGAGGGTTTAGATCCTGGAAGTGAAAAGTATGAGGAACTTAAAGAATTAATTGATGCTGAAAAGTTTCAAGGTAATTTAAATGAAGATGAAGTAGATATGTTGAAAGACATGAAGATGATGGGTGGTATGGCTGGAAGTAATATGGTCAGACCAACTAATAATCAAGTTAGAAAATTTGCAAGAGGTGGAGCACTCATGGGACAAATGCGAGCCAGAGATAATCGTGCGGATATGGAAGCAGGAGGCATGGTAAGTCGTGGTGGTAGAATGTCAAGGCAAGGCATAAAGTTTAAAGGTGTTAAGTGAAGCCAGCTTTTGTATTGATGTGTTATTTATCAGGAGCTCCTGCTGGAGTATTGCATTTTGAGAACGTAAATACATGTGGCTATTTTAAAAAACATCTTAACGAACAATATGTTGTCATTGGTGAAGATCAAAAAAGATACTCATGCTTTTGTAAATTAGTTAAGGTAGATGAAAAAAGAGTGAGGCTTTGGTAATGTTACAAGCACTTATTGGTCCAGCTACAAAACTCCTTGGTAAGTTTATAGAGGACAAAGACACAAAAAATAAATTAGCACACGACCTTGCTACGATGGCAGAGAAACATGCACAAGCGTTAGCAAAAGGTCAGATACAAGCAAACACAGAACAAGCAAAACACCCAAGTTTATTTGTTGCAGGAGCAAGACCAGCGATCATGTGGATCTGTGCTTTAGGCTTATTGACACAATTTTTTATTATGCCTATTGCAGAGTGGGCGACAGCTATATGGTTACCTGAAACACAACTACCTGAATTAAATACTGGCGAACTGATGACACTTACGTTATCGTTATTAGGACTAGGTGGTATGCGAAGTTTTGAAAAAACAAAAGGAGTAGCAAGAGAAAACCTTAAAAAATGACAGGAATGTTCATTATTAGAGCGTTGGAGATGTTTGATATGAGTTTATATAGGAATATACATGCAAAGAGAAAAAGAATTAAAGCAGGAAGTGGCGAAAAAATGCGTAAACCAGGACAGAAGGGTCGTCCAACTGCTCAACATTTTAAAGCGGCGAAGAGAACAAAGAGAAAGTAAATGTGCAGGATCTGTTCAGACATTTAAACATACACGCTAGGGTAAGTTATATGAAACAAAAAATAAAAAAAGTAGCTAGAAAATTAGAAAAAGCTTCAAAAGCTCATGCAAGTCAAGCAAAAACATTAAAAAGTTTATTAAAAAATGGCAAAAAGAAAAACAAAAGATCCTAAAGTAGGTACTGGTAAAAAACCTAAAGGATCTGGAAGGAGGTTATATACCGATGAAAATCCAAAAGATACTGTTAGCATTAAGTACGCTACTCCAGCAGACGCTAGGGCTACTGTTGCAAAAGTTAAAAGAATTAAAAAACCTTATGCTCGCAAAATTCAAATCCTTACGGTCGTCGAACAAAGAGCAAAATTTGCAGGGAAACCAAAGCAAGCCTCCATTGCGAAAAAGGGGAAGACCGCCATTAGGAACCAAAGGAAAAAAGTAAAAAAATAAATGGATCTTTACATTTATGATAGAATAGTTAATATTCTAAAAGAGAGGCAGAGAAGTTTAGAAGAACAACTATTACATGGTAGTGTAGAAAACTTTGAAGCCTACAAGGAAGTGAGAGCTAGACTCTCAGAACTTGCAACATTACAACAAGAGGTAAAACTCTTGCTCAAAAAGGTGGAAGATGAGTAAAATTATATTACCAAAGAGGTTACAAAAAAGGTTTCCTCCAAAACAAGAACAACAAGAACCCCAACAAAAATCACTAGAAAAAATGCCAGAACCTACTGGGTGGCGTATTTTAATTTTGCCTTACAAAGGAAAAGCCAAAACAGACGGTGGTGTTTTGTTACCAGACCAAGCTGTAGAGCGTGAAGCACTAGCAACAGTTTGTGGTTATGTTTTAAAAATGGGTCCTCTTGCATACCAAGACAAAGATAAGTTTGGTGAAAATAGCACTCCATGGTGTAAAGAAAAAGACTGGGTAATTTTTGGTAGGTATGCTGGAAGTCGTTTTCGTATAGAAGGTGGCGAAGTAAGATTATTAAATGATGATGAAATACTAGCAACAATTAGCAACCCTGAAGATATTTTGCATACATAGGAGAAATAAATGGCTGAAGCAAAACAAAGAGACTTACCTTTAGAGGAAGAAAATGAAGAAGTTGAAGTTGACTTACAAGAAACCAAAGAAGAACCTGAAGTTGAAAAAGCTGAAGAAACCAAAGTTGAAAAAGCTGAAGAGGAAAACAACGAAGGCAAGTTAGACGGTTACAGCAAAAAGGTCAGAAAACGTATTGAAGATATGACCTATAAATTAAGAGAAGCTGAAAGACGTGAAAAAGCGGCGATTGAGTATGCTCAAGGTTTACAAAAAGAAAACAAAAGTCTGCAAGAGCGTAGCCAAACTATTGATGATTCTTATATAAAAGAATATGATGCAAGAGTTACAAGTGAAGAATCTACACTTAAAACAAAACTTGCAGAAGCTATATCTGCTGGAGATGTTGATGCTCAAGTAAACATTAATAAAGACTTGGCAAGGTTAGCAGTAGAAGCTGAAAGGTTGAATAAAGCTAAAGTTGACAGAGAACAAAAAGTAAAAGAGCAAGAAGCTAAACCAGAACAAGCACAACAAGCACCCAAACAAGTGCATCCTAAAGCTCAGGCTTGGGCTCAAAAGAATACATGGTTTGGCTCAGATGAACCTATGACTCTTACAGCTTTTAGTATTCATAATGAATTAGTTAGGGCAAACGGAGAACAATATGCTTTAACAGATGAGTATTATACAACTATTGATGCAAAAATGCGAGAGGCTTTTCCGCATAAATTTGATGAACAAGATGATGATACTACAGAAGTTACACAAGAAAAAACAGTAGTAAACACCCCAGTAGCAGGAGCAACAAGGTCAAATCCAGGAAAAAGTGGAAAAAAAGTGACCTTATCAAAATCAGAGGTTGCAATCGCAAAGAAACTTGGTGTATCATTACAACAATATGCTAAACAAAAACAAAATTTAGCTAGAACGTGAGGGAGACAATATGTCAGATAGAAAACCACGCACTGAGGTAACTAGAGAAAAAACTTCTCGTAGAACACCTTGGAAACCACCATCTACTTTAGATGCACCCCCAGCTCCAGAGGGATTTGTTCATCGTTGGATCCGAACTTCGGTTATGGGTTTTGATGATAAAAAAAATCTTTCTGCCAGAATCCGTGAAGGGTTTGATTTAGTACGAGCTGATGAGTACCCAGATTTTGAGGCACCAACTATCCAGGACGGAAAACACGCTGGAGTTATTGGTGTGGGTGGTCTGGTACTTGCTAGATTTCCTCTTGAATCAAAAGCCGAAAGAGACGCATACTTTAAACAAAAAACATCCGATCAAATGGATGCCGTCGATAACGATATGATGAGAGAACAACACCCAAGTATGCCTATCCTTAAACCCGATAGGCAATCTCGTGTAACCTTTGGAGCGAAGGCAACTAGCTCTGAATAATTTTAACTTATGAGAAGGAGACTACAAAATGGCGACAAATATTGATGCCCCTTTTGGTTTACGTCCTCATAATTTATTAGGTTCTGCACCAAACTCAATGGGGCTGACAAGGTACAAAGTACAGACAGCGGCGACGGCTGGATCATCTAGTTCAATTTTTCAAGGTGATATGGTCATTCCATTAACAAATGGATTAGTCGATGTTTCAGCGGCAGACGGTGGTAGTGTGGCGATTTTAGGAGTTATGAATGGATGTGAGTATATTGATTTGGACGGGAAACCTCGTTTTGATAATCATTATCCTGGAACATCTTCAATTAAATCAGGTACTGAAGCAAGTATTTTTGTCTATGACAATCCGCATCAGATATTTGAAGTACAAGGAGATGCGTCCTTAACTAATGCGGCGACTGCACAAGCTCTAGTACACTCAAACGCTGAGGGTGCTGGATTTGGATCAGAAAACGGTGCAACTGGTAAATCTATCGGTGAATTAGCCGTATCTACTGCAGGAGCGACTACAGCAGGTGATAACTTTAGAATAATCGGAATCAAGGATGATTTTGATCAAATTGATGTTACATCAGCTGGAGTAATCTTTTTAGTGAAATTGAATGTTCACTTTCACTTAACTGCTACTGGCTTATAGGAGGGTATTATGGCTATTGCAAGATCACAACTCCTAAAAGAATTAGAGCCAGGATTAAATGCTCTATTCGGCTTGGAGTACGATAGGTATGACAATGAGCATGCCGAAATTTATGACACAGAAACTTCTGACAGAGCTTTTGAAGAAGAGGTAATGTTATCAGGCTTTGGTACAGCACCAGAGAAACAAGAAGGAGCCGCCGTTTCATTTGATACTGCGAACGAATCCTTCACTGCTCGTTACACTCATGAAACAATCGCTTTGGCTTTTGCTATAACTGAAGAAGCTATTGAGGATAACCTCTATGATAGACTTTCAAGCAGATATACAAGAGCACTGGCAAGATCTATGTCTAATACAAAACAAGTTAAAGCGGCGAGTGTGTTGAACAACGCTTTTGATAGTAACTTTACTTTTGGAGATGGTAAGGAGCTTTGTGCTACTGATCACCCAACTGCAGGAGGAGGTAACTTCAGAAACGAGCTGTCAACAGCGGCTGATTTAAATGAAACATCATTAGAACAATCACTTATTGATATCTCAGGATTCATTGATGAAAGAGGTCTCAAAATTGCTTTAATGGGTCGTAAGTTAATTATTCCAGTAAACTTACAGTTTGTAGCTGAAAGATTAATGGCAAGTAACATGCG